CAACGCCTCGGTCGTTGGTGAAATTTGATCAACACCATTCGCCAAAACCAACAATGCCGATTGTGCCGATCGCCCAACCTCATCTTTCGCATCCGCCAAATCCAAACCACGTGCCGCCAAATCCTTTAATGCCTCCGCCGTCGGTTTCCCCGTTGCACCAATTTCCGAAATGATCCGACGCAATGACGTCCCGGCTTGACTCCCCTTGATACCGGCATTTGCCAACACCGCCAACATCGCCGATGTTTCCTCAATCGACATTCCGGCCGATTTTGCAACCGGTGCAACGAATTTCATGGAATTCGCAAACGTTTCCATGTCCAACGCCGATGTTGAAAATGACATCGCCATCACATCCGTGACGCGCCCCGTTTCGGATGCATCCAATCCAAATGCGCGCAATGTCGATCCGGCGACCTCCGCCGCACGTGCCAAATCCGTCCCGGATGCTTGCGCCAATGCCAATGTCGCCCCGGTGACCTTTGTGATTTCCGTTGCCGTGAAACCAAGTTTTGCAAATTCCGTTTGTAATGTGGCGACCTCACGCGCCGAGAACATCGTGGATGCGCCCAATTCTTTGGCGTTTTCCGACAATGCCTTGAATTCCTCGGCCGTCGCCCCGGATACCGCTTGAACCTTGGCCATTTCCGCCTCAAACCCCTTGAACACATTGAACGAAACCGCCCCCAACGCCGCCAATGGCGCCGTCAATTTCATGGACAGATTTTTGCCCATTTGCTGCATTTTTCGCCCGGTCCGATCCATTGCGCGTTCGGCCTTGTTTAGACCTTTGCGAAACGGCGCGATGTTCGCCGTCAAACGGAAATTAAGACTCGATAGACTTGCCATGTTTTGCGCGTTCTTTTCTTTTGTTTATTACATCCAAAATTTCACCCCGTGTCCAAACCCGGCGGTTTTTCTTCGGTTCATTTTCCCACGGAAACAAAATCAAATCCGTTGCCTTGATCCGTTTTTTCGTGTGCGGATTGATTAGAATTGTTGTCATCCAACGTGTTCTTTCCCATTCCGACTGCATCATCCGGTTTTGACGTTCGTTCCAACCATCAACCAAATTTGCCCATTCACGTGGCAAAAGGTCGTAGAATTGGGACGGCATCAATCCAATTTGACCGAACGCGAACGATTCCAATGTGTCCCATGTTGGAACGTCCGTCGTTTGTTGTTCCGTCCGGTCAACTACTTTTTTTCCGCCGTGGATGCGAATTGTTGTTCGAAAACCTCAAACGCCTTTTCAATCAACGTTTCGTCCTCATCAATCCAATCCGCAACATCGGCCACATCATATCGAAACGGCGTTTTTTCCTTTCGCGCCCCATCTTTAAATCCGCAAAACATCAACGTGATCGCTTGATCCAACGTCATGTCGTCACCCAATGATTCTAATTGCGACAATGTTGTTCCGGTCATTCGTGAAAATTCACGCAATGCATTGAATCCAAATCGTATTGGATGTTTGCGTTCCCCAATTTCAATAATTTGTGTCATGTTTGTTTTGTTTTGTTGTTGTTAAAAAAGGGACCGCCCGACGGACGATCCCGTTTGTTTTATACCGACGCTTGCGTCAATGTCGATGTTCCGGTGAACGAGAATGAATATGTCACATTCTCCTCAACGCCGGCCTCTTGTTCGTAAGAAACCAAAAATGCGTCTCCGGTGTAATCAATCTCCGTTGATGTGGTCGAACCGAATTTCACTTTGACCGCCGTGCGATTCGCCAACATCGTGAACAAATCATCCGGTGTGTCGTAGTTTGCGTCACTGATTGAATACGTCACCAATCCGTCACCACTCAATGACCATGATTTTAGACCTTCCAAATTTTCTTGCCAACCGGACGAATCTTTCGTCGTGGTGTCACGTGTTTCCATTGAAACACTCAATGACGCGCTCGTTGCACGTCCGATGATGTCATATGTTGTTCCACCATCTTCCGAAATTTGAATCACAACATCCGTTGAATTCATAATGCTTGTTGAAGCCATTTTTTTTTCTTTTTACGTTTTTAAAAATACAAAATCAATCACGCGAAATGCGAAATTTCAAATCACATTGTGATCCGAATGTTCGTTCATCGTCGCTGAATAAATCGCGCTGCCCCTCGAACATGCACGATTTTACGTTCACGCCGCCAATCGTTTCGTCCATTCTAACGAATGCCGATCGGATCGATTCAATGGCGCTTTGTGTGTCCGAATATTTTGACGAAATCGTCGTGATTCGGACATCAATTTCATCAATATGGGAGTCACTTTCTTTCGACATCGTTGTCGAAATATTAACAACCTCATAAACGGCGAACGGCGTTTGTTTCCGTTGTTCGCCAACAACCGGAAAAACACGTCCACCAAACAATGTGTTCAAATTGGAATCGTTGTCGAATTTTGATTTGATCACCCTTCCAATCATTGCCTCGCCTCTTTTACCTTTTTATTCAAAAATGACCGCATCAAACGTTTGAATTCATTTCCAACGCCGCCACTATATTTTGTTTTCGCACGTCGCGCGAATTGGTACCCATCGCCGCGATATTGGCCATTCTGCAAATATCCGTATTCCAAGAAATGCGCAAACCATCCGCCCTTTTCCGGATCGGAAAATGTACGTTTCACCCTTGGTCCAACTTGCAACGATGCGAACGTTTGTCCGCGATTCACACGTGTTGTGATGATCCCCATTGATTTGGCCAATGTTCCGGATTTGATTTCCGCATAAACGCCGCCATTCCGATATATTTTGAACGAATCCGGACCTTTGATTTTTGCCTCATCACGATATGCCTTCAACATCGGTTTCAATGCCTTTCGTGCAATGCGACGAATTTGCGCCGTTGTGACGCCATCATGCAATCCATCCAATTCTTTGAATGCGCGTTCGAATTCCCGTTTGATGTCCTTTTCATCAAAACCAATGAATGCGCCGCCGCCCATTCCACCACTACGTGGTGTCGATTTCATCCGTTGAAATGTATTGAATCCCATTAGTCCGAAATTTTTGTGACAATTCGCATGAACGATTTTCGATCATCCGCATTCAAAATGGCCTCAATCTTATATGTTTTTGAATCATATACGATTTGCCATGTTTCATTGATTGCGGAATCGTACCGGATGAAAAATTCAACACGTTTTGTCGCGACGATTTGATCACCCATTTCGCCCTCCTTTCCGCTTTTTTCCTCAACCTTTGCCCATCGTGAAAATGCCGTTGAAAACACACCAATGTCTTGTCCAAAATTATCCACATCGGCGGATTGTCTTTGGAATTCAATTCGTCGGTCTAATTGTCCGGCATGATCAATCATTTCTTAAAATGTAAAAATTCTATAAGGATTCCACAAATACTCCGATGCCGTCGGTAATTGTTTGACGCGATCATTGCGTTGATCGTACAAATCGGAAATCACCAACATCATCCCTTGAATCAATGGTTTTGGAATTGACGAAACATCCGTCCCAACCACATATCGAACAATCACTTGATTCACAACACCGGCCGCCGCAAACCAACCGCCCGTTGACTGAATCCGTGCCGGCTCGGAAATTGTGTCGATCACATATTGATCCGTCGCAATCGTTTCCTCCGATCCAATTTCATCCACGTATTTCACCGACGTAATTGATGCAACGGAACCGCGCGACAAATAGATGATGTTTGAAAGGTTTTCCCATTTGTTTTTTGGGAACCGATCAAAATATTCATCAATCGTCGTCGTGACCAAAATTCGTCGTGTGTATTCTTCACACATTTGACGTGATGCCGTGATCAATGCCGAAATCAATGTGTCGTCATCATTGTGATCAACGCGAAGAAAATTCTTCGCCTCCGTCAATGTAATTGGTTCCGATGCCGCCGCCGTTACAATATCAATTGCCATCGTTTATCGTGTTTCTTTTTTCGTGCCTTTTTTGACCGCCTTTTTTGCGCGTTTTGTCGGAGGTTCCGCAACCGCCTCACAATACCCGGCGTTCAAAAATTTCTTTGCCTCGGAATCGGGCAAATCCACCACGCTATCAACAACGTGGTGGAATTTATGTCCGACAACCGATTGGTTGAATTTAACCTTCATTAGGCACCAATCAAGTGTTTGATTGCACGTGTGTCAACCGCATGACCATCACGTCTTGCAGAAACGAGGAAACCAACTTCCATTTCGTCCATGTAGCGCTCGTTCAAACGAATCATGTTCACACCACCGGCGCGACGAACAACATATTTGTCGAAATCGGCCGCGATCAAGAATTTGTCGGTTCCGGTGATTCCCGTTGCCATGTCATTGTTGTAGTACACGTTGTACCCGAACAATTTATCCGGCTCACCCGGCGTCATTGACGGAATAAAGACCGGAAAATCATTTGATGATCCCACGCCTAATTTCTGCAATAATGCCATAATTGAACCATTACACATAAGACCGAAAGACGCCTTGTTGCGGTAAGATGGATCAACCGAATGAATCAAATTCAACACGTCGTTTGCGGTAACACTACCGGACGCCGCGATTGTTGCACCCAAAACGGATTCTGCAACAATTCCCTTTGGTTTTGATGAATCGTTACCGGTCGTGAAATCCGCATTTGTTTTTCTGCTGATTCTCTCGCCCAATGCCTCAACCAAAAATGAATTCAAATCGAATCCGGAATCTTGCAACAATTGATTCGAAACACGAACCAATGACGTGTAATTGTACGAATTGAAAACAACCTTTCCGAAAATCATGTTTGTTTCGGTGATTTCGGTGCCCTCTGCAACGATCGCCGCATCATTGGCGGTGTCGTTGATTGTTGGATAGTCTAACGGATTACCGCTTGCCGTGTCCAATTTTTTGGCAACTCTTTCAACCTGACCGGTGAATGCCGTTGCAACATCCAATTCGCCACTGAATCCACGTGGTACAAGGAAACCACCAAGATCGCCCTCGGTCACGGATGCACCAACTGTCAATTGTGCGCGTTCCTCCGGATTCAACGATGCAAGACCGCTACGAAGATATTTTCCAAAGATTTCGCTTTTGTTTGCCTTTGGCGCCGCATCGCGTTTTTCCGCATTTGCAGCCAATTCTTTTTTCAAATCCGCCGCACGTTCCAACGTGTCAATTTGCGTCATAATTGAACGCGCATCGCTTTCCATTGCGTCGAATTTCGTTTGTTCCTCGGCCGTCAATGAACGACCTTCTTTTTGTGCCGCATCGACAATGGCCGTTGCGTCCTTGATCAATTGTGCGCGCTGACCGCGCAATTCAACATTCTTCATGTCTTAAAAATTTAGAATTTTCGTTTTATACAAATAAACATTTGAAATTTCCGCGTCATCATCCGAATCAGAACCATCCACATTTGGCGGTGTTGATTTGTTTTTGTCGTCGTCCATTTCCAAATCGCGTTGTTTCAATTCCGATGTTGCGCTCGGATATGCCGGCTGCGCAACGGGAGAAACGTCTAACAAACGTGATACTTTTTCGATGATCCGGTAGGTTTTTCCATCGCGTTCCTCCCATCGGTCCTCACCGATTAAGAATGCGAACGACGATTGGTTTATGTCACCGCGTTTCATCAATTCCACCAAATCATTGGCGTATGTTGTTTTCGGCAAATCGACCTCGTAATATAAACCACGGGCATCGGTGCCAATTCTCAATGTGCCGGATGAAACCCGGCCGAGCAAAAGGTTTTCGTCATGATTGAAATATGCGCGCACGTCGTCATTCAATACGTCGTCAAACGCGCCGCGTTCAATTTGTTCGTAGAATCCGCCCATCCATTCTGAATCGGAATCATAAACGGCGGCATATCCACGAATCACGTTTCCATTGTTTTCAACGTTTTCCATTTCAAATTCACGTTGTTCACGGATCACGGATGATTTCCGAACCTCGGCGTCAAATTTTTCCAATGTACTGAATAAATGCACCACGTTCAAAACCGGCTTGCGTTCAATGTACGCATCCGATTCCGAATCATAACGATATATTCTAATGAGGGCGGCCGGATCATCGGCCGTGCCGTTCACGACGAAACCCGAATCGGCGACCAATTCGCCGTCGTTTTCCGTTTGGATGATACGGCCATAAGCGTTTCCTCCGGATGAATTCCATTTCACAAAATCACCAACCGACAATTCATTCGGTTCCGCGCGTTCTTGGACCAATATTCCCCTCACATTTTCAACAATCGATGCATTGTTGTCGTAATGACGGACGATCCCGATTTCCTCTATTTTTGCGATTTTGTTTTCATCATCACCCATTGCGAAAACACGTT